GGAAAGACTTTGGCGAATTTAGTGGAAGAGGTCTATAACAAACACAAGTCACAAGATTCATCGATAAAGTCCGAGATATTGCGTCTTGCTGACATGATAGAAGGTCCTGGTGACGCTATAGTTCTTGTGCCAATGATCAAAGGATTATTGGATTCTAGCCTTAAAAACGATGAAGTGCTAATGAAAATACTTAGCGCTTTTCAAAAATCTGCGGATGCCAAGGACAAGTCTGTAGAAGACGGAGGACTTTTAAGCGAGAAAGACATAGAGCAATTAATGAGCGAGGTAACTTCGATAGGACAAGGCACTAAACAATTACCTAAAGCGTAATGGCAAGAAAAAATAATTATAAAACCGGAAGACCTGAAGGATCCGCAGTCACCAAATCGGGCTTTTTCTACATTATAGGAAGAGTCAATAGTATTGTGCTGTCTGATCTAGTAGAAGGCACAAAAGAAGCTAACCCAGATTTTACAAGCTTTGGAGACTTGGGTAAAATAAGTTTTGAAATTTTGTATACAAGTTTAACCACTAGTAAAAGCAAACGTGTAAGCGACTATGCCTATCCATTCTTTAGTTTCATTAATCAATACCCACTGATTAACGAAATTGTAATAATATTTCCAGGCCCTAGTGAAGCGCTAAACGACGACTTCCAATCAAAGCAGTTGTTTTATCTGCCTCCTTACAATCTTTGGAAATTTAATCCAAATCACAGCGCGTTTCCAAACATATTAGAATACCAACAATTTTTGTTGGACTATTACTCTTCTTATCCTGATATTTCTGGTCCTGGCGATACTACAGTAGAATTATTTTTGGGAGAATATTTTAAAGAGACCAACAAAGTTAGAAAGTTAAAACCTTTCGAAGGAGATATTATATTAGAATCTAGATTTGGTCAATCGGTTAGATTTGGAAGCACAACTCCTAAAATAAAAACATCAAATTATTGGTCCAATAAGGGACCTCAAGGCAGTCCAATAACAATGATCATAAACGGTCAAGGCGCTCCTGAAAATAGCAAAGACATTTTTGCTCCTACTTTAGAAAACATAAATAAAGATTTTTCTTCTATATATTTGACAAAAGACCAACAAATAGTAATAGAAGATTTGAATAATTTTGACTTCAGATCTTTTGGAGGAATAAATACTCAAGCGCAAGAGAGAACTGATAATGTAAGAATGTCTAGCTCTCCAATAATTTCTAACGAAGAAGTAGATGCAAATACACAAGATAAAAAAGCAATAGGATAACATGTTAGATAAATTAGAATTTCCATTTAGCGGTCCACAGGTGATTTTATCTTCTGATAGAATTTTATTGCACTCTAAAAAAGATGCAGTAATTATTGCAGGAAAAAGAGCGGTATCTTTGTGTTCTACTGAAACAATTAATTTGGATGCAAAAGAAAAAATTATCTTGGATTCTGACATAGTTGAACTTGGTCATGAAGCTCGAGCTCTTGGTGAAAGCGTAGTTTTGGGAAATAGTTTAGTGTTTCAATTGGAATTATTCACTGCAGCTTTAAAAGAAATAGGAGTTCAATTAGGTCGCGTAGGAGAGAACAAACAAAATATTGCCGCATCAATAACGGTAATAAAAAATCAAGGTTTACAACTTGAATCAGCGGCTGCTCAATTAGAAGACTCTTTGCAAACATTACTTTCTCAAAACACATTTACAAGATAGATGTCAAATACTCCAAACTACGATGCTAGACAAAGAAGGCAGCAAGAGGTAAATTCTTTAGCCGCTTCTAAAACTAATTCTGAATTTAGATCGGACACTAAAACTACGCAAGCTAATTTAAAACAAAAAACTGGAGAGATAAATACTAAATTGACAAATGCTCAGAATACTGGAGATTTAGAAGGACAATTAGATCAAATAAATAAAGCAAATCAACTAATTCCTGAAGAAGATCTTGCAACTGGTTTAGAGAGAGTAGTCGGTATAGTTTCCAAAGCTGTAATACAAATAAAGAAAGGCGTTTCTAGAGTATTTTACGGAAAACCTAAATCCGCAAGTAAAATTTTTCAAAATCCCTTAGATATGGGATTGGTTAGAATTCTTAATCTAATTGCTGAAATAGACTTTTGTGCTATTTTTAGTTTTGCTGCAAATCAAATACCTGATAACTTACAAAAATTTGATCCCAAAAAAGCCCCTCCTCCTAGCGCAGGATCTTTGGAAAAGAAAAAATATCAAATACAAAAGCTCGCTTACGAAATACAAGGCTATATAGATAAATTTATGGCTCTTTATGCAGGTGCCACTACTGTTTCTAGTTTTATATCCAATAATCCTGAAACTCAAAAAGCATTAAAAGATCTTATTGCTCAAGTTACTTCTATATTGGAAGATCTAAACGATGTAAATTCCTCAGCTTCTTTAGTAGACGCTGAATTTTCTCAAGCTTTTCCTCAAGCCACAATATCCAGTAATTTTATAACTAACGCTATAGGTTCTTTAAATAGAAAAATAGATTTAAGAACTTTTACTGATGTTGACTTTACCACTACGATAGACACGATGAATAAAGTAAGATCTGTGTGTATCGTAATTCAAGCGTACAACGATCCAAAAACAGTTTTACAGCAATTGGACACCTTAACAAAGGGAAAAATTAACGACTCTATAAAACAATTGGACAAAATACTAGATCCTAAAAAAGTAGTACCGTTTATTAAATCAATAATAAAAACTACAAAATCGATTGTTAAGATTATGGCCAACATAGTCAAGTACATTTCTTTGTTACAATTGGTGATCAAAATAGGTTTGTTGTTAATAAAAATATTCTACAAATTAAGATTCTTCTTCTTTGGTATACCCGTACCTCAAGTATTTAATACAGTAGGTGGCCAAACTGCCATTTCTGCTACTTACGAAGACATTATACTTAATAACGGTTTAGTATATTTCTTAAAGAGGGTTGCACAAATAAACGAAATTCTTGGATTAATTAGAAGCGTTGTTTCTTACGTATTAAATAATGTAGTTTTCATCATTCCTAAGTTAGAATTGATTGCGAGAAACTTAAATAGCTGCGATAGTTGCGATGAAGACCTAAAAGCGGAATTAAATCAAACTATTCAAGAACTTAAAGAAGGCGCAGATGCACTTCAAAAGTATATGGACGATTACTTTGACTCTGTAAATAACAAGAATAAAACTTATGGAGATTTCACTATAGAGATTATTACCGAAGAAACTACAGATATTGCTTTGTCCATAAAAAGAAGATTTGGTATTGCTTTGGACGGAAAGAAAAATAAAGTGGTACAATCAACTCCAACATTCGCTTCCGACGATACGATCATAATAAACGAAGTGAAATTGTTATTAAGCGCAGGAGGCTACACTAATAAGTCTCTTACTGGAATGAACCCATCAGATATGGCTATATTGATAGAAGCAACAGCAAATTTGGGAGAACCTGATATTACAATAGACGATATTAACTTTACCTCTATATTAGATAGTGGATTGGATGCGCCAGATAACGAAAATGAAGATGAGGGTCTTGGTTTGAATGCCTTTGCTAATAACCTTCCAGGAGGTAAGAGGCTTAGAAGAAGAATGAGAAAAATGATGGCAGCCTCTTTACGAAACCTAAATGATGATTTAAAAAGTACGGATCCATCAGGAAAATACACTAATAACATAGTAACTAAAAAGAATGCAGAAGCAAATAAATTAGAAATTGATAATCTAAAAGATAAAATTAAAGATTGGCAAAAAGAAATAGCCGCGGCTGCAATTACAGCGGGGCCAGTAGGCGCAACAGTAATAATAAAAGACAGAACAGAAAAAATAAAAGCGGCCCAAAATAAGATAAACGAACTAGAAAGATAATCTTAATATAAAACAAAGTATCATAAACCAATATTTATAAGATATGGCAAAAACAAGTCAAATAGATTTACTTAGAAAATTAATAAGGGAAGAGGTTGCAAACGCAATACGACAAGAAATGCCCACCATTTTACGAGAGGCTCGAACCTCAAGCACTACAAAAGAGGTTATAAAAGAATCTAAACCTGTAAAAAAAGCTATCCCAGGAACTCTAAACACACAACCAATGAGACCTGTGACCAACTTCTCAGGCAATCCTTTGGCAAACATACTAAACGAGACTGCAATGTCAATGGGGGAAATGGACGACATGTCTTTTACCACTGCAAACATAGGTCCTGATTCAATTGGAGTCGACCCAACCAGTTTCTTTCAACCTAAACAAGTGGCAGTGGGAGACGTAAACAGTATGTTGGCAACTGCAAGAGCTAGTTCTGATCCAAGCATGGTACAAATAAACGAAGTACCTGACTTTACGCAGTTAATGAGTAAACTAAAAGCTAAAGGCGCTATTTAATGGCATATAACTTAAGACAGATATCACAAGACGATTTGAGACCTTCTCAAGCAATAGGAGTAAAAATACCTTTTTCGGCTCCTATAGCATTTCAGTCTGTGTACACAACCAAGGAGCAAACTAAGTACAACTTAATCAACTTCTTATTAACGGATAGAAGAGAAAGGCCTTTTAATCCAACTTTTGGGGCCGGTTTAAGATCGAGACTATTCGAACAAATAGCTCAATCCTCTTTAGACGATATCAAACAGTCTCTAATAGCTCAAATAGAGAATACCTTTCCAAATGTTGCAATATCTAATTTAACAGTTAATGGAGATCCTAATACTAGTTCAATAAAAATAAAATTTAGTTATACATTAAAAAATTCTAAAGAAACAGATGGCGTGGTACTCGAAATACAAAATATGTAATTATGCAGAACAATAACATAGATATTAAATACTTAAATAAGAATTTTAGTTCTTTCAAATCCGATTTGATAGAATACGCTAAATCCTATTATCCTGACAATTACAAAGATTTTAATCAAGCCAGTCCAGGTAGCATGTTCATTGAAATGGCTTCTTACGTTGGAGATGTTTTATCTTTCTATTTAGATAATCAATTACAAGAGACTTTCTTACAATACGCAAAACAAAAGAACAACTTATACAGTCTCGCTTATATGTTAGGTTACAGACCGAAAGTAACCAGCGCAGCTATAGTTGATCTTAAGGTTTATCAACAAGTACCTTCTATATTATCTGCAGGTAAATATCTTCCTGATTTTTCTTATGCTTTTTCTGTAGATCAAGGAATGCAAGTTGCTTCTAATATAAATAGTTCTAATACATTCTATTGTCCTCAAAAAATAGATTTTAGAATTTCTTCTTCTTTGGATCCAACAGATGTTACGGTTTATACGCTTGATGGTTCTAATAATCCTACAAGTTTTTTATTAGCAAAACAAACTCAAGCGATATCCGGACAAATAAAGACGCAGCAATTTAGTTTTGGTAACTCACAAAGATTTGCCACTATTAATTTACAAGATTCCAACATTATCACTATTCTTGATGCAGTGGATTCATCAGGTAATACTTGGTACGAAGTTCCCTATTTAGCTCAAGACTATATTCTAAAACCTGTAGCAAACACAACAATAAACGATGTGAATCAAGTTCCTTACATGATTCAAAAATTACAAGTTCCAACAAGATTTACTTCAAGATTTCAAAGTAACTCTGTACTACAAATAGAGTTTGGGCCTGGAATTAACTCGGTTGCAGATAGTGCAGTTATTCCGGATCCGAATCAAGTAAGCGTAGGTAATACTAATGGAGGATTGAGTTTATTATCAAGCTCTTTCGATCCTACAAATTTTGTTACAACTCAAACTTACGGATTGGCTCCAAAAAACACTACTATCACTTTCACATATCTCGTTGGAGGCGGAGCTAACAGTAATGTTTTACAGGGTGAATTAACAAGACCAATAGCAAAAACAATTTCTGGTAACAACACTTTTGTTTACACGCTAGTTACTAATAACGAACAGCCTGCTGCTGGTGGTGGAGATGGGGACTCTGTTCAAGAATTAAGATTCAACACTCAATTACAGTTTCCAAGTCAATTAAGAGCGGTAACTCAAGAGGATTATTTGGCAAGAACATTATGTATGCCTGCTCAATTTGGTAAAGTTTCAAAAGCTTACGTTACAAAAGACGATGCTGTATACAAAGATTATATAGAAAACAATTCTGGATTAAGGGATCCTTTGGCAATAAGTTTATACGTATTAAGTCTTGATCCTTCAGGATATTTAAGCGTACCTACTCCGTCTTTATTAAAAAATATTCAAGATTACATGTTTGAATATAGAATGATGACCGATTCCATTAAATTAAAACCGGCTTTCATCATAAATATAGGTTGTAATTTTGATGTAGTAATTAGACCTAACTACAATAGTCAAGACGTAGTAGCAAGATGCTTAATGACTTTACAAGACTATTTCAATATCCAAAATTGGCAGATCAATCAACCTATTATTTTAACTGAAGTTTATGGAGTTTTGGATCAAATAGAAGGAGTTCAAACGGTTAAAAACGTAGAAATTGTAAACAAATATGGAGAGTCAAATGGATATTCAAAATACTCTTACGATATTCAAGCAGCAACGCTAAACAATGTAGTGTACCCATCTTTGGATCCATCAATATTCGAATTAAAATACTTAAATTCGGACATTCAAGGTCGCGTAGTAACATTTTAAATTAAATAACAATGGCAGTATATAAAATATTTCCTACAGCTGATATCACTCTATATTCTAGATTTCCAACTCAAAACACTGGATTGGATGAGATATTGGAAGTGTCTGTAAAAAATGAAGATATTACAGCGGTAAACGTATATGAACCAGAACTAGATACTCCAATATTAAATGACGATTTAAGAAGATCTTTAATCGCTTTTAGTAATACTGATATTCAAACCATAAAATCATTTACCACAGGTTCTTGGCAAGCAGGTTTAAAATTGTATTTGGCCAACGCTGAAAACTTAAACACTACTTATAGTTTAGAGATTAGAGCTGTTTCTTCTTCTTGGGAAATGGGCACAGGTAAATTTTCGGACTATCCAATAACAACTAACGGTGCTTCTTGGGAAAGCCCAGTTCATTATAATGGCGTAGTAAATGATTGGATAGATAGTTCTTACTATTTAACCCCAGGAGGAGGAAACTGGACAGGTTCATTTGCTACGCAGTCTTTTTCTTATAAGGACAGTAAAGACATAGATGCGAACGTAACTTCAATAGTAGACAAGTGGTTCAGTGGATCAATTAATAACAACGGATTTATAGTTAAGCATCCAAGATCAATAGAAAACGATTCAGGAAGTTATATTGTATTGAATTTCTTCTCTGTAGATACACACACCATATATCCTCCCACTTTAGAGATGAAATGGGACGATAGCGTTTATACAACAGGAAGTTTAAACATTATATCTAATAATCAATTCGTTACTTCTTTTGATAATAACGTGGGAAGTTTCAAAGCTAACACAGGAAAATATAGATTCAGATTGAACGCAAGGGACAAATATCCCGCTAGAATTTTTACTACCGCTTCTGTGTACATTACTAATAAAGCTTTACCTCAAGAGACTTATTGGTCAATACAAGACGTTAAAGCAGAAGACATAGTAGTTGATTTTGATAACAATTATACAAAGGTAAGTTGCGATGGCACAAGCAGTTATTTCGATGTATACATGAATGGATTAGAACCTGAAAGATACTATAAATTATTGTTGAAAACAGTTTTACCTAACGGTGAATCGATAGAAATAGACAATAATTCTATCTTTAAAATAATAAGATAATGGAGAATGTTCAACTAGTTAAAAAAGTTTATGGAATTAATACCTATTCGAAGGTAATAGATACTTCGTTTAGGGAATTAATAACTGCGCCGCAAGAAATAAGCGCTAGTACCATGAATGTTGATCAATTTTTTAGAGAATACGATAGACTATTTTTTGATATTCCAGTAACAGGAACTAATTCTCACTCTGAATTAATCGAAAGAAGTCAACAATACGTCGGTGGATCAGTTATAGACGCAGAGAAATTGGCTCTTATTGAAGAAATTAACTCTCTTCGTCAACAACTATTGGACATAAATCAATCATTTACATCAATAACTAGTTTAGTTTAATGGAATTAATACAAGTACAAATAAAAGGATCGGACATACCAAGTCAACAATACTCTTCTGTTGATACTTCGTTAATCACCAATAATTATATCAATTCTAATTTTGGCGCAAAGGAAGACTATATAGAATTGTTTATATACGATCAAAACGGAAACATACTTCTTTCTGATTACGATGGATTTGATTATTATCCTTATCTTACGACCAATCCTTCTACTAGTTTATATAGCACACTAACTTTAGATCCCCAAGTAGACGTTATAAATAGAGGATTCAATAGAGGATCTGTAAACATACAATATAACTTTTTAAAGAAGCTATTCAATTCTCAATACGGTAAAACTTATTGGATTAAGGAGATTTCTCAATCAAGAACTGAGATAAAACTGGCTTCTCAAGTTATTAGCGATTCAGGAATTTTGGAAGGATTCAATGTATATCAAAATTACGTATCTACCAAGAATTATTATAGCGATTTTTATTTAAACTTTGGAACTAACACTTTAGTAATTGGAGTTAACGTCGCGTTCAATCAAGACGACGAGGGCGCTTATTTAATAGTTAAGCTTTACGAACCTTTAGACGCTGATATAGACGTTAAGACACAATTGTGGATAGTAGATAAGGTTTCCGAACCTATAAACTACAACGTTAATATTCAAGTGCCCGCTGAGGATCCTAACGAAAGATTCAAATTAAGGGGTCCAAATTATTCTGTTGCTACATCTGTTAAGGTTGGTCAAACTACGCCATATTACTCTTACAATACTTTATTAACAAGTAATGTAACTTCGTCTTATCAAAAAATGTTGAACTACTATCAAGATAAATCAGTAGCTATCAACGTTGATTATAGTGATTTTGCCAATTTTATACACTTCTCTAATGCTTCTGAAAGAGTATTGAATTTTAAGTACAAAGTTCAATTAATAGAAAGTTATAATCAAGACATAGCAAATGCAAAAAAATATTCAGCAGTCTCCCCAGTAATTGCTTCATCGTCTTCTTTAGCAGCTCAAACTTCAATAAACAATATAGTAAGTAAATTAGATCCTTACGAAACTTTCTTGTATTTTCAGTCCTCATCTTACGCTTGGCCAAAATCAAATACTACTCAACCTTACACTCTATACTCTGTTACCTCTTCTCAAGTTTCTAACTTTTTGGGAACAGCAGATACTGTTACTACCGCTACTACCGCATCTCTATTATACTCTGCATCAATTTATGATTATTCGAACAAGGACGCTTTAAGGTATTCTACTCCTCAATACATTTTAGACGATTCTAGTAACCAACCTTATTTGACTTTCTTGGATATGATAGGTCAACACTTCGATAATATTTGGTTGTACTATAAAGACGTTTCTAATAGATTTGATGCTACGAATAATCCCAATACTGGAATTTCTTTGGATTTAGTGTCCGATGCACTAAGAGGTTTGGGAATGCAATTGTACACTAACACAAGTATTTCTGATAACGTTTACTATAGTTTATTTGGTATTAACGCAGATGGAAGTTTACTACCTCCTACTGGATCGGAAATGATTAAGAATTATGTGACGTCTAGTATTGCAACCCTACCAGGTCAACAAGTACAAGACGAAATTTATAAAAGACTTTATCACAATTTACCCTATTTACTAAAGACGAGAGGCACTCAAAGAGGTATCAAAGCTTTAATTGCTTGCTATGGTATTCCTGACACCATTTTATCTGTTGATGAATTTGGAGGTAATGTAGATAACACTATTCCTGGAGTTTACGATTTGGACTCTACTAATTATAAAATAACAATAGCTACAGGAAGCTCATCATCGGTTACCGGATCTACTACTATATCTTCTTCTTTGCTTTCTCCTTTTACTACTTTACAATATTACGATCCTAATACCAGACTAAATTCAATAAACATAGAAGTTGGTTTTAGTCCGTCTAATACTATAAACAATTATATATCTGCCTCAGGCATACTTGCTGGTGGAATAGATCAATACATAGGAAATCCTGGTTATGCGGCGTCTTCTTCTTACGTTGCTTTGGACGCACTTAGAGACTCTTATTTTAGTAGTAATTACACTAAGACTCATAGCGTTTGGGAATACATTAGACTGATCAAATTTTACAATAACGGTTTATTTAAGACCATTAAAGATTTCGTACCTGCAAGAGCAGATGTGTCGACTGGTATTATTATTAAGTCGCACATGTTGGAAAGAAACAAACAACCTAGATACGAACCTTCTGTTGCATTCTATAATAACTACAGTCAGTCAATAGATATATTAGGAATCACAGGTTCGGGAGGAAATATTATATCAGGATCTACTTCTTGGTCTGGTTACAAGACTGGATCGGTTGGTTACGTTCCATTTACTAGTTCTCAAGGAGTTGAAAAATTCACTGGAGAATTTGGAGGATCTGTAATTACCGTCACTACTTTAAACAGTTTCCAAAATCAATATGATATTTCAAAGAATTTTAGTGGTTCTGCTGGCAGTTTCGTTACACAATCTTTGGGCGCTTTATTCCAAAACGTTAGTGCTTCTGTAAAATCAAGAACTTATTTGGATTTGGATTATAATGGCAGCCAAATAAAACCTACTAACTACGGATTAATCACTCAATCACTTTCTAATAGAACTGACAATAGTTACACCAACTATTTAGATCCATACAGTCAGTTAGCGCAACTTCAAGATTCCAATTACGCTATGCAAAGTTATACTATTCCTAGATACTACGGATCAAAAACTACGAGCGCGACCTATAACACGTATACCGATGGAGACTCTTCTTATGGTAAAACTGCAGCAATAGATAAAATAAAATATCAGTATGGTTATTTAGTGGATACATACTCTTCTTCTTTCCAATTACCAGGAAGAGTTAATGCACAGATAAAATATATTTTTGATAATAATCAAAATGTATTAGATTTAACTAAACAAAATAATAATATCTTTTATACACAAAACATATTTAAGTCCGGAGAAACTGTAAATATATCATTATTTGACTATAGTTCAGCCGATAATACTGCTCAAGTATTGACTAATAATACTAGTTCTAATTTATACGAAGGAGGTTTTAAATACAGTCCTGTATTGTATAGTACAGATGGAGTTAATAATAATAAAATATACGCTTTAACTCAACCTAGTCAATCTACTACGACCGTAACGATTCCAACTTATACATCAATTACACCAGGAGATCCAAATTATTGGTCTACCCCGACTCTAGGGACACTAAGATCCCCAGTACAAAGCGCTATATATATGCCAGTTACTTTTAGCGCGGTAGGAACGACTCCTAGTACATTATTGACATACGTTAATTTTACTATATACAATAATACTTTAGGATCTAGTAACATAAATTATTCCTATACAGCTCAGGTAGGCGTACCATCTTCTACTTCTCCTCCTTATAAATTTAATCAATACATAAATAGTTCGTATTCAGGATCCGCAGGAACTCTTAATACTTGGCAACCAGGTCATAGTTATAGTGTAGCAATAAACAGCGAACAAACATATAATCCAATTGGAGGTTCAACAACTTCTGATGTATACACTACTTCTATTACGGATCTAGACAGTAAATGGTACGCCATAGATGTTAATACAATTAGAATATCTGCAACCCAATCTCTATTCTATAATGGATTTATCGAAAGTTCAACTACACCAGGTATAGATACCCCAGTAAAAGTATTCAGTCTAAATCAAATGGATCTCATAAGACTTAAAAATAATAATTCTTCTTGGGGTTCATATAACGAATCTGAATATAGAGTAATTGAAGTATCAGGACCAGATTATTATACAGATATAACTGGAGCTACTCCCGGAAATATTCCATTTTATAAATTTACTTTAGATCGACCACTAAATACTGGAGACACTAATTCAGGAATTCCTGGTTACGTATCTAATTATATAGTACTCAAAAGATCTCCTGATGAAACTAACTTGATTCTAGCTTTTTCAGGATCTTCCAATATAGTTAACGATGGTCTAATATTCCCTCAATATATAGATCCAGTTGTCAGGGAAAATTCTGGTAACGTCGTAAAAGCATTAAAGCAACAAAACCTAATTTAACAATATTTATTTTTAAAGCACAAATTATATGTCTTATTTAAGCAGCACCTCAGTAGTTGTAGACGCCATCCTTACAAAAAAGGGCCGAGAATTATTGGCACGAAACGATGGATCTTTCCAAATTACTCAATTTTCTTTGTCCGATGATGAAGTGGATTACACTTTATACAATCCAAATCATCCATCAGGATCAGCCTTCTACGGCGAAGCAATAGAAAACATGCCAGTTCTTCAGGCTTTTCCTGACGATACAGAAATCATGAAATATAAGTTAGTAACCCTTCCTAGAGGTACAGCTAAGTTACCAGTATTGAATATTGGTTATGACAACATTAGCCTTCGTCAAGGAGCGTCTTTATCCATTACGCCTCAAACATTAAACTATTTGGGAGCTAATAGTACTTACGAACAATCAGGCTACGTTGTTACTATCGGAGACGTTAGAACAATGAGTAACTTTGTTGGAGTTGGAATTAATACAGCAGAAGTTGCTTCTTTAAATGCTACCACAACAATAGGTACAACTGTAAGTAAAACAGTTATTGGTACTACAATCAATATGACAGCTACTACAGTTAACACTTTATTCGGCGGCAACTCTCAACTGCAAACAACATTAATAGTAACAGGCCGTGATTCAGGCGCTAGAATTAGTGTTCCTGTAACAATCATTAAAACAAATTTATAATAGTTAATATATGTCTTTTACATCACTTGCTTCATCAGATTTTGTAGTATCTTCAGATTCTGTAACGGCTCCAGCATGGAGTACTAACGCTCAGACTCTGACTGCTTTCTACACTGCCTCATCTAACCTAACGAGTAGTTATTATTTGGACGTATATAATACTACTTATAACGCCTCTAATGCAGCCGTACAATTTTCTATTGCATACGGTCATATACTTGGTTCTGGTTCGGCTCCACTAAACTCTTCAGTGCTTCAAAATACTCCAAGTAGAATTACTTTTGGTCAATATAGAAACCTAATTTATGGAGATGCTACCGCTAACGTAAATTTTGGAACAGGTAACACCTCTTCTTTAAATTTGATTGCAATTTCTATCGATAGAAATAGGTACAAAGGAAATTTATTTCCAGGCACTTTCAATTTGGTATTATCCTCTTCTTACGCTTTACAATTGACCAACAATTACAACGACGTATCTACTGTAAATTACTTAGACTGTGGCAGAGCTTACGATATTATTTCTGGTTCTAACGGTACAGCGGTTAATAGTCCTCTATTATCAGGAGCTCCTGCAAGAGGTTACACAAATTCAGGATCTTACGGCCTTTTTTTACCTGATATTGGTTTAATTGTATTAAATCCTAGAGCTTTAAGCGCGACTACAGTTAACGGCGGATTGGGAATAACTTTCACCTCATCAATTGCGCCTTCTGCAGGATGGTACAATAATAACTTAGTATTCAACGCAATTGCCACAGGCAGTTCTTTCACATTGAACTCTGAAGAGACGATATCTTCTGATTATGTGTTTGTAAGAATTAAGAATGCAGACTACAATTATACTGCAAATCCATCGATGATAGACGTTTCAGGTAGCTTAATATATCCCAACTTTATTAATAGTCCTCAGACATATATGACGACGGTTGGTTTATATAACACAAATAACGAACTTTTGGCAGTAGCGAAACTGTCTAAGCCGCTTGTTAAGGATTTCACAAAAGAAGCATTAATTAGAGTTAAATTAGATTGGTAATAAATGAGCAACGCAAAGAATATTTTAGATTCTAACGGAGCTGCTAAACCAATAAAAGTTAAATATTCGAGTTCTTACAACAACATAACCGTTAACAACTCTGGTATTTCCGCTAAAAAAGGTATAAATGGAGCAGTAAGTCCAGCCGGCGCCGCAACTCCATCAACGTTGCGTTATTGGTCTGTAAGACACCTTTATTATTCTAATTTCCTTACAGGATCTTCAAGTTCAACAGGTTCTGCAGATATAAACTATTTACAATCTACAGCAGCCTCTGGAAGTGGTGATGAAGACGTTAGAATTTTCCCCACAGGATCAAACGAAAAAATTAAAATAATTTCTATTCCAAGAACTATTTCCGGTGAGAATATTGCTAGAAAGAGTTTTCAATTGGCCTCAGCTGACGGAACTAGTTATAAATTAATAGACGATGGTAACGGAAACGTAGTTGATGCTTTTAATAACTACGTACACGTGGGTAATATTCTTTATCCACAAGGCACCGTAATAATAACCAATTCAAATTATTATTGCGTAATGGATGGTGGTCCAAACGTTTCTGACAAATATTATACTTTTGACATAACTCAAAATCCTAAAACGTTTAATCCGCTTTCTGACGCTACAGGAGATTGCGCGACTATAGACAGTTCTTCTTTAGAGTTATCTAGTTATTTTAGCCAACCTTTTCCTAGCGTAAGTATTAACACCGCTAATGCAAATATTACACTTAGCGAAACAGATCCTAAGACGAATCAAGTAGGAACATATAATTCATTCTTTACAGTAAAATCCACCTACTCAGCTTCCTCAGATCCAGGTAAATTACAAGTTAGAATTACTGATTGTCAAGTAAGAGGGTTAAG